GAGATCAATCTGCTTATATCATCTTCATCTTTAAACTCAAGCTTCGCACTTGCTTCCTCTTTTTTCATTTCTCTAATCTCTTCATCCTTTTCAAAGAAATCTCTAAGTAATGTTTTAGCTGTACTAGATTTTATTTTACCTTTATCTTGAAGGTTATTTATTTCAGTAACAATTGCATCTGTATTTACAGGATCAGGACTAGTTAGTTTCTTAAAAAGACCTGCTAATGCTTCATTATCTTCAATTATCTTTTCATCTTCTACAGGATCTTCCATAGTTTCTATTTCTTGTACTAGATTTTGAAGTTGAGTATATTTAGAGTTATCCTGTGTGATATACCAATTATCTTTTTCACCAAAATAACCATCTTGACGAAGATATTTATCTTTAAATTTATCTAAAGCATCTATTCGTTCTTTTTTATTTTCAATTTCTGAGATATCTAACAATCCTGTATAGGTTTCATTAAATCTTTGAGTTTCCCTAAGCTCCATCTCATCTCTCTTCTGTTCAGCATCAGCTTTCTCTTTTAAATCTCTGTTTTTCTGTGCTTCTATTTCAGCATTTTCTATTTGCCTGTTAATGCCAGCTTCTAATCTTCTTCTTTCATCATCAATTGTATTGCCTAGAAGACCATCAACAATAGAAATACCTGCTTCATCTTCCATGTACATTACATCTAATATCTCAGGAATACCTTTATTCACAGCTACACGAATGATTTGATCAACAAACTGTTCTGTAACTTCTCTACGATTTAATTTCATCTCTTTACCCTGTTCTTGTGCCATAGTAAGAACCTGTCTTAATGCAGTATTAACAGTTTTTAGGTTATCCTCATCTTTGAAAAATGTGACATAGTTAGTTATATCTGAATTAATAAAGGATTCTAAATCTTCATATCCAGCAGTATCACCAAATTTATTTTTTATTATTTGATCAAGTACTAAATTAGCTTCACCATCTATAAGAGCTCTAGTCTGTTTTATTTTTTCTTTATGTGCTTCTTCTTGTACATAACCTTGATATTTAACAAGAGCTTGTGTTTCTAAACCTTGAGCAACTGGAGCAAAACCATTGATAAAGTTATCTGTTTGCCCTTCCATGTAGTCAACAGCGAGTTGCTCTAGTCCTTCCTGAAACTCCTCAGGATCTAGAACTCCGTGGTTCTCATTATAGTATTCATTTAAAGCTAGTCTATATTCCCTACGGGCTGTTGCACCACCCTTAGTTTCTTCAAAAGCTTTTACTTGGAAGTAACCTTCACCTACATCTTCTTCACCTTTTAAAGCTTTAGACTTTCCAAGTTCATATTGTTTCTCTGCATAGTCTTTCAGGAATGGTTGCATGTTATCTAATTGATCACCTACAACTCCTAAAGCTCCTGCTAATCGTTGGGCTTTAGCACCTGCATCAGATACATCAGGCTGTACAAAAGTACTTACAGGTTGAACACTACCTCTTAAATTAGGATTAGTCATATTCATTGTTTGTCTTTGATTTAACAAAGTTCTATTTGAAAGTTTCTGTGGTCTTTGAGGTCTATCTGCCATAAACTATCCCTCCTTTCTTTATTCCATTTTACTTTTCTTATACATTAAATACATAGACGGAGCCATGCTTAAGGTTTGTTTTAACCAAGGATGTTCTACGATCTGTGAACTTGCTTGATTGTTAGTATTATTTATTCTTGATTTACCTTCAGCAATCTTTTGTTTTCCTTGGATAGCTGAGGCAGTCAATTGACTCTCTAGGTTTGCATCATATAAAGCTTGATCATACCCAGCACTCATTTGATTTGTTTGTACAAGCCTAGCTATAGAGCTTCCACCTACACCAGCTTCACCAGCTGATATCATTATCTTAGATCTATCTTTTAGTGCCTGTAGTTGTCTTTGATAAATTCTTTCGTTTGTCGCTTGTTCCATTTCCATGTTCTGCATGTTAGCAAGATCTAAGAAGTAGTTTATATCTTTATAACTATTCCTTCTTGTTTGATCTCTCATTGCACGGGCTTTTGCATTGGTGGCTTCCTGTTGTTTTGCTTTAGACATTCCACCAATTAACATTGTTCCTAAATTAAAAAGTGTAAACGGATCCATATATTTTACCTCCCTTGCATATAGAATCTATATACCTCAGCATCTTCTATTTGTAGAGTTTTGGAGGTATCTATGTGAAAACCTAACATTTCTAAAAATCTAAAATCTTCAGTCCGTTCTGTAAGTATATAGTTAAACATTAATAAGTATTCCTTTGACCATCTTTCAATAAGCCTTTTACTTTCTCTGTAGAATTTAATAGCATCTTCAGGAAACTCTTTACTTGTTAACATCCAAACTATTCCATCAGTATCTTGATTTATAATTCCACAAATTCCTTTTATTTCTCTATCTTGTTCAATTACATAAACTTCTCCACCTTCTACATCAGTAGCATAAAGTGAATCGTGTATTACTTGTTGATCTATACTGTGAGTTGTTAAAAAGTTTTCTTTTGTATCTAAAGCTCTAAGCTCTAAACTCATTACATCAGGATAATCATCTATTGTATAAGGTCTAAATCTAAGCATTATACCCTCCTCCTTTCTTTATTTTAACGAATATGATTTGCACGGTTATTGTATTCAGCTTCATAAGCATAGAATTGGAAAGAAGCTGGTAAATGTGTATCAGCCACTAACTCCAACAATACTGTTCTACCGTTAGTAGTAACTGGAAATGTATATTCATCAGTTCTAACTGGTGGAGTATTTAGGACTGCTTCTCCTAAAGTAACACCACTATATCTATTTTCAAGCATATCAGTAGAGAGGTATTCCTCTAGTTCAGCATCACCTTCAACATAACCACTAATATTGTGTCTACCATAAGGTCTTACTAAAAGTTTAAAAGTTCCTGTTTCTGTGAAACCTAAAGTTAAAGTTTTAAGTTGTATCTTACCTTGAATATCAGGTATTCCATTTTGATTCTTAATGTAGAATCTATTGAATTGAACCTTAGATTCCATAGGTCTTCCAATGTAATATTTAGAAGCTTCTAGTTTTCTCTTTATTCTTATTGTGTCAGAATCTACAACTTCATTTCCATCTATAAGAAGTCCAGTATCTCCATCTACAACTTGATATTTATCTAAGTCACTATCTGTATATGGAAGATTAAAATATGTGTTTTCTTCTTGTTCATTGTAAGTTCCTGTAGTTTCTACAAGTCCATCTAAATATATCTTAATTGGTAAAGTTCCAGTAGATGCTTGTCTAAGATCTAATTTAACAAGCAATACATTATCATCTTTCTTTGTAGTTAGATATAAGTAATTTTCAGCCACTTGCATATCTAAGATAATTTGATCTTCAAACTTCCATTTACTCCAAGAGTTTTGTATCTTTTGATCTCCAGCCCATTGATAAGTATATGTATATATAGTGTCTTTCTCTTCATCACTAAGTAAAAATATATTGTTATAGACAGAACTCGCTGTCATATCTTTAACATTCTTAGGGATATATTGTGGAACATGTTTTGTTATTTCTTCAGCATTGTTAGTAAGTGAATCAGTTTCTACATAATACTCTCTAACACCTGTATAGTTTCCTTTAGGAACACAGAAGTAAATATTAGCACCTGCAGGAACAGGATAAACCATTGGTGAGGTTTCAAAGTATGTACTAGGATCTACTGTTATTGTCTGTGGAGTTAATACTGTACCAGCAGAACCAACAGCAAACTGTACTTGCTCACTAAATACTATTAAAGATCTTGTGAAAGCTACAGCATGTTTTAGATCTGTTTCTTGATTTGTTTTAGCTGTTACATCTATTGGATCAGTATCAAGAACACTTGTAGCAGTCTTAGGAAATAAGTTATAGTATTCATCATTAGCAGTCATTATAATATTTGATCCACTTAAAAATCCTATACGATTTCTATAAAAGAAGATATCATTTATTGTATTGTCTACAAATGATGGACTAGCAGATGTCTTGTGATCACCTACAGTATTCTTTTCCCATTCAGCTATAGATATTTCAAATGTTGTTGCATCTATCTTTTTCATTATGTGAGGCATTGTGGTTGCATCTAGTTCTACAGGTAAAGGATTACCTTCAGGATCATATAAAGCTCTAGTTTCTAACCATACCTGTTCATCTTTATCAAACTCTACATAGAAAGCACCTTCTTCAATTCCTCTGTTTCCTGTGACAGCTATAGGATAATACTCTATGCCATTCGGTGGAAGATCTGTGAAATCATTAACCCTTCCGTTGATTGCTATAAATGAAGTATCTCCAAATGAATCAGCTGTTTCTATCTTTATTTTATTTGTTGCAAAGTTTCGATCAGTTCCATCGTATCTAAAATATATAACTGAGCTGTCATTCCATATTGTATAATTAGATGTATCTATTACTGGTTCAGCTAAAGCTACTAATTCATCAGCAATAGTATTTGTCTTTGTAGTTTCTACAGTATTAGTAGATGAAGGTTGTGATTCATATGTTACAGAATCTATTTTATTTCCATCTACATCAAAAAGAGTAAGTGTATAATCTATCTCAGGTATACCTTTCTTTACCCAAGCCATTTGAGTTTTCTTTAGGTCACCTACAGTTTCTTCAAGCTCTGCTACTGTAACTTCACTATTAACTATGAAAGTTTCTTCCTTAAGAGATAAAGCTTTTATGTATTCTCTAGGATCACTAGAAGCTACATAATCTTTAGCATCTTGAGTAGCATATTGAACACTATAAGGATTGCCTTGGATATCAAAGATCTCTATAGGTGTTTGTGCATCACCTGTAAAGATTACTTTATATTTATCTAAAAGCGATCTGTTGATTGTATATATAAAACTATTCTCATTAGCTTGTGAATTAAGAGTAGCTAAGTATTCAGAGTTAGGTCTTCTTTCAATGCCTTTTACAATATCACTTACAAAGTTTACTTGTTTTTCAAATTGATTATCTTCTCTTAGAGAAGCAGGTTGTTGACTTATACCATTGTACATTCCTTGAGAAGTCTTACTGATTAAAGACACAACCTACCACCTCCTATTTAGATATCTTACTTCTTGGTTGTCTAATATGTTATAATCACCAGTATCTATTTCTTCTATCATAAGTCTATTAAAAGCTTCCATTTCATCTCTAAGTGATAATTGATAAAGCTCAGAAGAACCTACTACTTTGCTTTGATATAGTCTACCAGCTTTAATTGTTATGTAATCTCTTACTACTTGAGGTAAGTCTTTAAATTCTAAGAACCATACAACATCTACCTCTAATGCTTCTTCAAACTTAAATGTATGATCTTCTTTGTTATATAATTTACCACTTCTATGTACAGCATTGATAGTTTTATCACTCGGATCTACTCTTATAGCATTGTTAGGAACTATAATTTCGTTATCAGCAGTTAAAGCAATCTTATAGTTATCTTCAGAATTACAATGTAAACCCATAGATTGAACTTGTCTTGAAGTTTGAGTTAACATGCTTTTAGCTATATGTACATTAGAAGATCTTGTGTCTGTCAAACTGTTTACTGGTTGTTCCCCTACAGAAAGCAATAAGTAATTAACAGCTTCTAATTCAGTCATTAATCCTACATTCATTTATTTACCACCACCTCGCTTTAGGTACAAAAAAGAGCTACTGGAAAAGGGAATAACCAGTAGCCCATATGTTGAAATATATATATTAAATTACACGATTGCCTGAGTTGCTAATTCAATAGCAGACTCAGGTCTAACTACACCATGACCACAAGCATACTTAGCAACCATTAAAGTACCTAATCTTCTTGGATCGTAGTCTGCTCTTAAAGCTAAGTCTAACAACTTAACTGTACCAACAGCAGTTGGATTCCAAACAACACCAACAGTATTGGAAGCATTTACACCATGATAAGTGTTACCAGAAGTATCAGAGTTAGGAACTTTGTTGTGCTTTAATACCTGAATACCAGCAACTTTAATAACATTACCATCAGCAATAGCACCTTGTCCACCATAGTCCTTATTGATAAGGTCTAAGTTTTGTGCTAAAGCATAGTACTCAGCAGGTCTAAAGGCAACATATCTGTCTTCAGGAATATCTTTCTCATCCATTGTTTGAGCAGATGTGAATAAAGCCTTTGCTAAAGCTTGAATCTTTGTATCAAATGTAGCTGACATCATATCAGTATCAAAGATTTGAGATCCACCAACACCATCATCAAGTACTGCTTCAGATCTAGCCCCTTTGATAATTTCGTTAGCGATGTTTCTATCCATCTCATCAGCTAATTTTCTACCCATTTCTTTAGAGTAAGGAGCTCTAACATCATAGTGATTCATTGCTTCATCAATGTCAGAAATGAAAGAATGTGAGATTAAGAGGTCATCAATTGAGATAACTTTCTCTCCGTGGTTAACTTTCTGTCCTTGAATCTCTGTTCCAGGGGTATGATATTCAGCACCAATATTTCCTACTAAAGCGAAGGATGCTGATTTACCTTGTGTAATTGTTCTTACTTGAGTTTTGTCGAGAAATAAGTTCTTGTCATCAAAAGCTTGAAGAACCTCTCCTGTGAATATTTTAAGGAATAAAGCCCTTACATCATCAACTTGATTAAATTGTCCAAGTCTGGACACATTTGCATTTGCCATTTTTAAATTCATCTCCTTTTAGATTTTGTAGTTTTTAACACTCTACAACTTCTCCAAAAGGTATCCATTCCTCAGCTATACCTCAGCATAGCTTTAAACGGGCTTAAGGTTTCGTCATTCGGTTAAAAGATGTTACTTTTTGAAAGCTTCATTGTTACTTTTTTACGATAAGCAGGATCTTTAGAATACCTTGGATCTCTCATCGCTTCCATCAGTTGCTCTTTGCTTTCATAAGCATCAACTGTGGTTGAAGGGTTTTTACCTTCCACTAAATTAGGTTGTTTACCTTCACTATTTATGTATCTACTATTAAGAGCTTCGACCATCATCTTAGCTTGTGAGATGTTCCCACTTGCTAAACCTTCATTGAATGTTTCAATTTCAGCTTCACTAAGATTGTCTTCAGCCCATGAAACCACTTTATTGTAGTTCTCTTTGCCATCAACAACACCAAATACTTCATCAGAGAAACTATCAGCTTCTGCTTTTAGACCTCTAACATAGTTATCTATGAAATGCTTAGGATAACCTAAGTCCTCTAATTCACTATAACTATCTTCAGATAACTCACCGTTCTCACGGAGTTCATCATAGTATTTATTCATTACATCAGGATCAGTATTAACTTTCTTAGTTTCTTTCTCTTTCTTTTTTATTTCTAAATCATTATCAGTATCTTCAGGTTCAGGATCTTCCTGCTTTCCAATACTAGATTCTAATTCTTTATAAATTTCCTCCAATGATTTGTCACCATTAGATTTCTTTAAGGCTTCTAAGACACCCTTCTGTAAGTCTTCTTCAGATTTGTATTTTCCAGCTAAGAGTTGATCTTCCTTTGATGTATTATCAGGTTCATCTGTCTTTCCCTCAGCTTTATCTATCATCTTTTTATTATAACCTTCTTCAGGTTCATCCATCTTTTCATCAGGTTTCACTTTAACTTCTGCCACTATTCTCCTCCTTTATGTAATTTCTAATGTGTTACTAGAGTTTGACCTCTTACTGTTTTTTCATTTTTCTTTG